AATTTGGCCCTAAAGTACCGAATACGTTCCCGGCTATATTTGTAAATTCCCCGCCGCCTGAACCTATACTGGTTCCAGGTAAAGAAGTTTGGCCTCCAACAGGTGTACCCAAGCCTGCAAAAGCTTTAGCCAAACCGATAGCGATATACTGCGCAATCATTAGTGCTGCTGTTTGGACTAGCTGGTCCGCAATGGTGCGTAAGAAGTCCGCAAAGGCTTCCTCTGCTGTCTTCGTTCCAGCGACTACTTCTTGTAGGCCGCCGACCAGTGCGTTCACTCCAGGGGATACCGCTGCAAGGGCATCGTTGAACCGCTGCTGTTCCAGAGCAGCTGCGTTGATTGCTGGCTGTAAACGCTCATAGTTGCCTTTTAATACTTCTAAAGTATCTAGCTGTGCTAAGAAGGGCTGCGCACGTCCGTCTTTTATATCTGCCTCTGTTAGCTTGGCCAGATTTGCTTTTGCGTCTGCTATTTTGCGATTAAATACATCTATGTCGTCATTATATTTTTGGAATAGATCTGCTTCTAGTTTGAAACTGTCTCCAAAGAAACCAAAACCTTGGGCATCGAAACTAAAAGTTCGTGAAGGGTCGTTGGCTTGCTGTGCTCGAAGAGCGTTTTGTTCGGCAAGCAAAGTGTTTAGCTCTTGTTGCTGGTTGTATTGATCTATTCCTATCTGTCTTAAGACTTCTGCTTGTTGTATTGCTTTTTCTTTTAAGGCTAGCTCTGCTTTGATCTTGTCTACTTTTGTTTCTAGTAGTATTGCTTCTTGTATTTTTACTTCTTGCTCTTTAATGTCTAATTTTCTTAGTTCGAATTGTGCTCTGAGTATCTGTTCTTGGGTGCTGGCTTCTTCTCTAGCGGCTGTAAGGCTGTTTTGTGCTTGATTGGCAGCAGTTGTAATTAACGATGCTTTTTTAAGCTCTAATTGATATATGTCACCTCTTACTTTAAATGCAGATATACGTGCATTTTCTTCGTCTTTGTAGATTTGTAGTTGTGCTTTTCTAAGCGCGTTTGCCTGGGCTACTTGCTGCCTTTCTAATTCAGCGGCTTGTTCTACTTCGGTTTTTTCTAGTTGTGCGATTTTAAGCGTATCTTTGTTTATAGCGTTTCGTTCTGCTGCTAACTCTTTTCTGGTGTTGTCTAGATCTGCTGTTGCTCTCGTTATGCCAGCTGCGGTATTTAATAGAGCAAGATCATCTCTTCTTGCTGTCAGTGCTTGTTCAAGAGCTGCAAGTTTTTCTGTATTTATTGTTTTCTCTATTTCTTTCTTTTGGTTTACAAGATCTACTAGTTGCTTTTGTGCCTCTGTATCTGCTGTCACTCCTGTGTTGCTGGGGTCGACCTTAGCTTTTTGGCTTTCTGCTAGTTCTGCTCTTGCTGCTTCAAGTTCGTCTATTTCTGCCTGATTAATGGTAGGTCCAAAGCCTCTGTTACGTTGCTCTAATTTTCTGACTTTTAGTTCTTGAGGAGTAAGTTCTTTGTCTTTCTTAGCGTTAAAATTAATTCTGTTTATAATATCTAATAGTCCTTTGAGAGGACCGTCAATGAGCAGCTGGAACTGTACTCCTAGCTCTTGCCATGTCTGTTTAAATTTTTTGTTTGTTTCTGCGAGTTTGTCGAAGTCGGCAAGTGCTTTCTCTCCATAAACTTCCGCAAAACGTTTGCGTATAATCTCGCCTACTTGAGATGAGCTGCCTTCATCGATTAAGAATTGCGCTTGACCGCCGAAGCCCTCGCCCGCACCACGGCCAAGCTTAGGGATTAGGTCGCTTGCCCCGGAGCCTAGCTTTTCAAACGCTTCGGCTGTAGATAGTGCTGCTGCGCCTAGCTTGTCGAGTTGGGTGCCGATCGCTCCACCGATGATGGAACCGCCGAAGCCGCCAGCTAGTGCGCCCAAGCCTCCACCAATTACGGAGCCAGGACCGCCGCCAAACAGCAGTGGGAAGCCCACACCAGCGGCAAGGTTTGTTTGCCCTTTACCGAAGTTGAGGAAGCCTTCTCCTTTTTTGCCCCCTGCTTTGTCTAATCCTGTTGATAAATTTTTTGCTGACTTTGCTGATTTTTCAATGTTTTTAGCTGTTGCTGCAGTGTCAGTTTTGGTAGTTTTAGCTCTTCTTGCTATCCTTTCGTAATAAGCTGCTTTCTGTTTTAAAGCACTGTTACTATCTAATACAGTTCTGGCTGGAGCGTCTTTCAGTGAAGAAGCTGGTCCTTTTATAGCTCTGTTTATACGCTCGTAGTATTCTGCTTTTTTACGTAGTGATGAATCGCTACCCAGTACAGACTGGGCTCTCATAGGTGATGAAATAGCTTTTACAGACTTAGCAACTCTTTCGTAGTATTCCGCTTTCTTTCTTAGGGATTCATCGCTACCTAATACAGATCGCTTTCCTAATGGAGATGAAGGTCCACCCGCTTTTGCTAGTTTTTCTACTGCTTTGGCTTGTGCCTCTAAGTATTTAGGACTTCCTGGAGTATCTGCAGACCCACGTAAAGGGCTTCTAGCTCCACCTGCTGCTTGGTTACGCCTTTGTTCTGCAGCTGCTACTTTGTCTAATGCTTTGGCTTGTGCCTCTAAGTATTTAGGACTTCCTGGAGTATCTGCAGACCCACGTAAAGGGCTTCTAGCTCCACCTGCTGCTTGGTTACGCCTTTGTTCTGCAGCTGCTACTTTGTCTAATGCTTTGGCTTGTGCCTCTAAGTATTTAGGACTTCCTGGGGTGTCTACAGATCCGCGTACAGCACTTCGCGCTCCACCTGCTGCCTGCTTACGACGCTGTTCTGCAGCTGCTATTTTGTCTAATTCTTTTACAGCTTTTGCTGTTGCCGCAGCTTGAGCTTCTACATATTTAGGACTTCCTGGAATATTGGCAGCACCGCTTACAGGACTTCTTGCTCCACCTGCTGCTTGATTACGTTTCTGTTCTGCAGCTGCTATTTTGTCTAATTCTTTTACAGCTTTTGCTGTTGCCGCAGCTTGAGCTTCTACATATTTAGGACTTCCTGGAATATTGGCAGCACCGCTTACAGGACTTCTTGCTCCACCTGCTGCTTGATTACGTTTCTGTTCTGCAGCTGCTATTTTGTCTAATTCTTTTACAGCTTTTGCTGCTGCGGAAGCTTGGGCATCTATGTACTTAGGACTTCCTGGGGTGTTGGCAGAACCACCGACCGGACTGCGGGCACCGCCGCTGAGCGTTCCAGGGCGTGTTACTGCTGTGGCTGCATCTCTAGCTGCTTTCTGTGTATCACCAAGTAGCTTTATTTCGCGCTTTAGTTGCAGCTCACGCCGGTCAGAAAGAGACGTTTGGCGCCTTTCAGCGGCGTCTATAAATTCGTATTTTCTTTTCTGTGCTTTCCTTAGCTGCCCTTCAGTAGCACCTAGTTCACGTAACCTATCTATCTGCTTGTTGTAGTCAGCAATACGCTGCTTCTGCCCGATATTTTTATTGGTTGCTCTATTTATTTCGTTTTGTGTTGTAAGAATCCGGCTAAGGCCAGTAGCTACACGCTCTTGTATTTCAGCGTTTTTTGGGTTAGCAGCAGCTATTTTGTCTAGCTTTGCAACTGCTTTTTTTCGGCTTGCTACGTCTAGAGCACCAGCGCGTTGCAGCTTTATGCGGCGTCCTTCTTGCAGCTCTAAAGCATTGTTTAGGCGTAACTCGTATGCTATCTGGCGAGCTTTTCTTCTTCTATACGCTAAGTCTTCTGCTCTTTCTTGTTTTAAAGCCCTAAAATCTTGTTCAGCTTTTAGTTGGGCTTTTGAAGAAGCTACTAAACTTTTTAGGGATCCTGCTGTTCTAGGATCTGATAATTGTGCTATTTTATCTTCTAGTTTTTTAAGCGCCGCTAAAGCTGCGGTGTCATTTATATTTACTCTTATATTGGCGTCATAATCAAACATCGACCGTTGCCCTACTGTTTTTCCAGTCTAACGCCGTCTGCGGGACTTCTCTAGTTCCTTCTCTTGGTCTTCGTTTAGGATCTGGAAGTAGGCGCTCCAGCCGATTAATTCTTCTGGGGTCATCGTGGTGCGGACTTCGGTTAAGCTCATGCCAAGCTCTTTGGCAACGCCAAATTGCAGCATGAGCCAATTGTCTTTACGAAGTTCCGCAACTAAGATTTTGGGTCCATTGGCTCTTCGTCTTCGTCAGTAAGGATGGCCAGCATCAAAGACTGCAGGTCGCTGTCCTTAACTTCGTTTTTTAAAATATCAATTTCACCGGCAGAGAAAAGCTTCGCGCCGTTTTCGTCCTGTGCTTTTACAATTAACAGCTGTAGTGCAAACGCTCCAGTGTCGTCAGATTTGGCTTGCTTCTGGGCGCGTTCGCGTTCAGCCATGGTTAGCGGGCTGATCCACATTTCAAATGTGGTGCCGTCAGACAGCTCAACTTTGCGCTTGCTTGGCTGGAGATTTGCTGCTTTACGCAACCGGTCAATGGCGCGAGTAGATCCAGCGGGCATGATTTGTACTTGACTGTAAATTAACTATAGCGTAGCGCAATAAAAAACCCCGGCAAAACCGGGGCTATGTATCTACTTAAGTAGCACTTTATCAGGTCTGGCTGAAGTCGAAGCTTGGGGTGCCGGATGGACGGAAGCTTACGCTTACAGACTGTGCGTCGTCAGGGGTGACGTTCATGCTGGCAGAAGTCAGCACCGCTTCAAACTCGATTGAACGGCTTGCAACTTCGTTGACTGAACCGCCGCTGAACACCTGGTCGGTATAAAGCTTGAACGCAGCACCAGTTTGGTTGCGCTGAAGCACGTCCTCGATCATGCGGTTGCTAAGGGAAGCGTCTTCGTCGGTCATGTAGACCGTTGCGCTGCCCGTACCATCGCCGAAACCGGAGATGTAGCTGCGGAATGGAACGTACTGGCCGGGGGTTTGGCCGATGGTGGTTACATCGATTTCAGCACGGTTGATTTCAAAGCTCCAGTCACGGACCTGTCCGACTACTGCAAATGCGGCGTAGGCGACTTGAAAAGCGTTAGGGCTAACAGCTGTACCGTCGTCGGTGATGGTGACTGTCGCGCCACCCAGGGTGGCAGACACCTGCAGCACTCCAGTGCTGGCGGTGTAGGCAATAACGTAGTAGGTGGTCGCAAGGCTGAGTCCTGCGGGAAGTGTGCCTGTGCCTGCGCCGTTAGTTTGCGTGTTGATCAAACTAAACTGCACGGGATCACCTACTTTCAAGTTCAAGTAGGTTGCAACAGTGATGGTGTCTGCGCCAGTATCGACGTTAGACTCGGCAAAACTGCTGGTTGTGCCAGCAGGCTTGTAGTAGAGGGCACCTGAAGTGCCGGACAGAACGGTGGTGGCCATTGGTACGCCAAAAAATTAAGGGTCTCTGCGGGCACTGCCCGGCTTCTTACAGGTTAGCGACTATTTAAGTCAGCACAGTTGCTACATAGCCTGTGTCAATGCGCCCTACAAAATGTGGTGATTCGTCAGTAGCTGAAAAAGTTGGCCCGTTTATTTCACCCACTTTTACGAAGACACCTGTAGTAGTTTTGGATGTGTTATTAATGGTCTCTAATACGTTTACAGCAGTTGTTACCAATTCTTGATTACGGGCCGGGCCACGCCCTTTTTCTGTAAACAACCGGATTACTAACGCACCACGGGCATTATCCACGCTAGAGGTCAGCGTTGGTTCGTTGGTTAGGCCGAACGTGATGTTGACGCGCACATACTCGGTGGTTGTATTTGGTGGAACGGCAGTGATGTTGTCGAAATACACCGGTACTGCTGGTACAAGATTGTTAAACGCCGTCAGTAGCGGGTTCTCCATTGATGCCCGGATCGCTTGGTAGTTCATTAACCAAACCCTCTTGCTTTACCAAACCTAACAAAACCTTTAGAAAAACCCTTTGAAACAGCTGAGCTTAAAGCTCCGCCTGTACCAAATGTTGGCCACCAATCAAGTGGTGCAGAGCTTGAATTAGGCCCGTCACCACTTACCTGTCCACGAGTGCCACTTTCACTTCTTTTACCAAACTTTAAACTTTTAGTGGTTACTACGCGCTCTCCGAAATCTTCTGTTGGTCTTGCGTAGGGAACAAGGTCCATAGCCACGTCTGCATGTGGAGCTGTGTTTAGTATCGTGTATTGACCTGTTTTTTTAAATTTAGTTTTTGGTACATTTCTTAAATCATATTTGTAAAGACCTGTAGAGCTGCGTGCCTTACCTGGACCGCTTTCAGGAGTTACTACATACCAAGAGGAAGAAAACTCCCCTGAATAGGCTGGTCCTGCTGCAACGAGATCATTCAATATTTCGACACAAGCAGTTCTAACGCCCTCTACTGTGGCTTTTTCTAGGTCTTTTACAAAGAATTTAAGGTCTCTTTTAGCCATTACTGTGGCCTCACGATCAGGGTGTGGTACACAGGCTTGTCACCGCGATAGGTCAAAATGTTGATGATCTTGGCTTCGCGGGTTTGGCCTGCCTGCGGGTACTGCACACGGTCGGCTTC